CAAAAGCAAGGATACCGGAGAAGTGCGGCTGCTCGGGGACTGGATATTCCTAACCCCCGCGCCTCAAGAGGACGAGCTTCAAAGCGAAGTCCTCGAACTAGTTCAGACTAAGAAGACATACAACCAGTATGGATACATCAAGTACCCATCGACCAAGCTTGAGGAGCTTGGCCTAAACCCTGGAGACAAAGTGTTCATTCAAAAGAATGCGGACTACGAGATGGAGATTAACGGAGAGCGCCTATACCGCGTTCTATTAACGCACATCTATGCGCAAGTCCAAGAATAGCTTCGATAACGTAGGCACTGCGACTAGGCTCATGGCCGCAATGGAGATTGCCATTGAGAACATGATTCAGGAGATTCAGAAGCCTGTAGACCAAGAGCTGTCTGGCTCACAGAGAAAGGCTGAACTGCAGTCAATCAAGCAAACTGCTATTGACGCAAAAGAGCTTATTGTTGAACGTGAGAAGCTACAACTTCTCGTAAAGCAGTTGGAAGACAGTGGAGAAATCTCAGAAGAGCGAGACTACTCAGGAGGATTCGCAGAGCAATTCTCAAAATAGTGAATGGGTATTCGTCTACTGGGACGATATTGATTATAGTAAGAAAAAAGACTGATGGCAGGCTTAGTAAATCACGATGACTATGAAGGACTTATAGTCAGTATTTGCCACGACGGAACCTTAGGTGAAGTCGAGGTGATTGGTGATTTGCCTATTCAGCTTCCAGCAAAACCAGAGAAGAGAAAGATTCTGTTCCATGACAAGCCGAAGGCTGAGCAGTATTGGGTGCGTCAGGAGATGCCCGATGAGCTTCAGCGAATTAAGGGCATGGATGAATGGATGGCTATGCCTGAGGACTTCAGAAAGAGATATACTCAGTACATCACCAGGGAGTTTGAGCGCCGTAGAAACGGTGTTTGGTTCTACAACAATGGTGTTCCAACATACATAACTGGAGACCACTATTTCTTTCTGCAGTGGTCAAAGATTGACATTGGATATCCTGGATACCTAAACTTCCAGCGTTCTCTTTTCATCCACATGGAAGCGTGCAACTTAGACCCAAGATGTCTAGGGCAGGTGTACGTAAAGTGTCGTCGTTCGGGGTACACCCAGATGTCTTCATCTGTGCTGGTAAACCGAGGCTCACAGGTGAAGGAGAAGCTGTTGGGCATAATGTCAAAGACTGGTGGTGACGCGCAGGAGAACATTTTCATGAAGAAGGTTCTTCCAATCTACAAGTCACTTCCGTTCTTCTTCAAGCCAATCCAGGATGGTACTACGAACCCAAGGGTTGAGCTCGCGTTCCGAGAACCGTCAAAGAGGATTACCAAGAAGGTGAAAACGGCTACCCGTGGAGATGCATTAAATACCGTTATCAACTGGAAGAATACTACAAACAACGCTTATGACGGTGAGAAGCTTCACATGCTCTACATGGATGAGGCTGGGAAGTGGGAAAAGCCAAGCGATATCAGGGAATCATGGCGCATTCACCGCACGTGTCTACTAGTTGGTAGAAACATCGTTGGAAAGGCTATTGTCGGTAGCACCGTAAACCCCCTAGACAAAGGGGGCCGACAGTTCAGAGACCTGGTGGCCAACAGCGACCCGAACGTAAGAAACGAAAACGGAAGAACAAAGAGCGGCCTATACAAGCTGTTCATCCCCGCGTACGAGGCACTAGAGGGATTCTTTGATGTCTACGGGAATCCAATCGTAGATGACCCAGAGAAGCCCGTAGAGGGCATTGACGGCAATATGGTTACCATCGGAGCCAGGACGTTCCTAAAGAACGAGAGAAAGGCTCTTGTAGACGACAGCTACGAGCTAAACGAAGTCATTCGCCAGTTCCCGTTCACTGAGTCTGAAGCATTCCGAGATAGCGCAAAGTCCTCGGTGTTTAACGTGCAGAAGATTTACGAGCAGGTGCAATACAATCAAGAATTGTACCCAAATCCTGTCCTCGTAGGAAACTTCGTCTGGAAGGATGGTAAGCAAGATACTGAGGTATATTTCAAGCCTGACGCTAATGGAAGATGGAGGGTCACTTGGATGCCCCCATTTGAACTCAGGAACAAACCGGGGCCTCAGAACGAATGGCTAGGAGTTGGAGGAGTCGACTCCTATGACATCGACGCTACGATAGATGGCCGCGCTTCAAAAGGCGCGTGCCATCTGTACAACAAGTTCAATCTTCAGTATCCGGCAAATATGTTTGTGGCCGAGTATGCATCTCGTCCACCGCTTGCCAAGATATTTTATGAGGACGTGCTGATGGCTGCAAAGTTCTATGGATACAGCATTCTAATCGAGAACAACAAATACGGTATTGCCAGATACTTTGAGCAGCGAGGATACGACAACTACTTAATGAACCGACCTGCTCATCTTGGTTCTGGATACGGAGGAACCACAAAGACAAAAGGCATCCCTTCAAACTCTCAGGATATCATCCAGGCGCACGCTCAGGCTATTGAGGCATACATCCACAACCACGTTGGGAGAAACGAGGAAACCATGGAGTTTGGAAAGATGTATTTTGAAAGAACTCTTGAGGATTGGATTAACTTCAAGATTGATGACCGAACTGCGTTTGACTTGTCTATTTCCAGTGGGTTAGCATTGTTGGCAGCACAGGGCGCGACAGTCAAGAAAGAAAAAACTGATTTCAATATCAAAAAGTTCTTTCGCCCTGGTCGGGTCATCTTGCGGTGAATCAAATAAGTATATTTGCATATTAGCCCGTAGTGGATATGCAAAGAGATTATACAGCAAAAGGCCAATCTACCTTTCCCGACCCGCTAGCGAGTACGGAAGAAAAAATGTCGCAATCCTATGGCCTTCAGTATGCAAAGGCCATGTATGCACAGTGGATTGGTGTTGATTACAACAACTCACTATACGGTCGTAGGTTCAATGAGATGCAGAACAACCGCGACTATGCACAAGGAACTCAGGATACGTCAATCTACCGACAGATTCTAAGCTCCCTGGACGCAAACAACGGAGACGGAACGATGCTTACGCTGGACTACACTCCGGTTCCCATCATCCCGAAGTTTGTGCGAATCGTGGTAAACAAGATTCTGTCGCGTAAGCCATACCCTCAGATTCAAGCAATCGACCCGCTTTCTCGTTCGGAGAAAGACAAAAAGAAAAATGCTGCCATTCTTCACATTGAAAACAAACCAATGCTTGAAGAGGCCAAGGCTCTTGGACTTCCAGTTCGTGTAGACCCAGATTCACTTCCTGACACTCCTGAAGAGACTGAAATCTTCTTGGATACGAATATCAAGACTGACGCCGAAATCGCTGCACAGCTGGCCACTGAGATGACCCTCACCTGGAATGACTTTGATGATGCCATCTACCGTCGTTGCGTTGAGGACTTGGTTACTTGTGGCATTGCTGTAACTAAGCGTACCAACGACCCGAACTACGGAATCCGTGAGCAATATGTAGACCCTGCATATTTCATCCACAACTACACGGATGACCCTAATATGACGGATTTGACATATGCTGGTCACTTCCGTACGGTAACCATCATGGAGCTCAAGCGTCTTGCCGGAAACCAATTCACCGAAGAGCAGTATCAGCAAATTGCCCAAACGGTTATGAACCGTTATGGCAATGACCCGTTGCGTTACGCTACTCAAGGATACAACTACGAAACCATCAGTAACCGCTACCGCTACGGATACGACGAGTACAAGGTTCAAATCATGGACTTCGAGTTCATGTCTGTTGATGACATCATCTTTGAGAAGAAAGAGTCCAAGTTTGGAAACATTGGCTTCTACTACAAAGGCCACAGCTACAATGCACCTCAACAGTCCGTATTTGACCGCGAGGCCGTATACATGAAGAATGCCACCGTCTACGGAGGCATATTCGTTATTGGCACAGAGATGATGTTCAACTACGGAGTTCAGAAGAACATTCCGAAGAACGTACACGATATCGCTCGCGCTCGCCTTTCTTACTCTTGCGTGGCCACCAACCTACGTGGTATGATTCCAAAGTCAATGGTGTCAAGCATCATTGGATTTGGCGACATGCTGCAAATCACGCACCTCAAGATTCAGCAGTCTATCGCTAAGGCCAAGCCTGATGGATTGATTATCGACATTGAAGGACTTGAGAATGTACAGCTAGGACGCGGTGGAGAACTGCAGCCTCTGGAGATTCAAGATATCTATGAGCAGACTGGTGTATTCTACTACCGCTCAAAGAATCCAGAGGGCGGGTTCCAAAACCCGCCTGTGCGCGAAATCGGAAACTCTATCCGTAACATTGAGCAGCTGGTTGGTCTTTACAACCACTACCTGCGCATGATTCGTGACGCTACGGGAATCAACGAGGTAGTTGACGCTAGCACGCCCAAGGCAGATGCTCTTGTTGGTGTCCGTGAACAAGCTATCGCAGCCTCTAACAACGCCACGTACGACATCACGCATGCTGCTCAGGTCCTCTACAAGAAGGTATGTGACGACATCGTACGATGCCTACAGGTTATTCCTCCAAAGAGCGTAATCTACAAGGTGTACACGAATGCCATTGGTGAAACCAACATGGCTGTCCTTACCTCGTTTGATAATCTGTCCATGTATAACTTCGGTGTCATAGTAATGGGCGAAATGGATGAGCGTGCCAAGATTTACCTTGAGCAGAACATCAATATGGCCCTTTCTCAGAAGGAGATTGACCTTGAAGATGCAATCGCTATCCGACAGCTAAGAGACCCAGAGCAGGCAGAGCGTTTGCTTGTTGTACGTCGTAAGAAGCGCATGAAGGCACGCATGGAGGAGGCAGCGCAGCAGGCTCAGCTCCAAGCTGAGTCCAATGCGCAGGCCGCACAGGTGGCTTCTGAAGCAGAAATTCAAGCCGCCCAAATCAAGGCAGAGCTTGAAAGTCAAAAACTCCAGCTTGAGACTGAAGCGAAAGCCGAGCTTATGGCACTTCAGCATACATACGATATGGACTTACAGCGCCTCAAGAACGAAGCTGTTGTAGGCTCTCAGGTTGTACGTGGTCAAGTTCAAGAGACTACTGACATGATGAAAGAAAACCGTAAAGATGCTCGAATCAATAAGCAAGCTGAAGCTCAGTCTAAGTTGATTTCGCAGCGCAAAGGAGAAGCTCCGTCGTTTGAGCCCGGTCTAATGGATGCTCTAACTAATCAATAAATTTGCGAAATGTCTTGTTGTGATACAACCCCTACTGCAGTCGTAAGTATAGCCACTAGAGTTGACATTGTTTGTTGGCGTGGAGATACCTTCGAATTGATTGCGACAATCAAGGACGCCAATGGAACCGCTGTAGACTTAAGTGTATACACATGGAAGATGGAAGTCCGTGAATACGATAGCGGTCCGTTAGTAATATCTAGTTCAAACATTACGGTAACTGGAACAGCACTTGGTGTTCTTACGGTTACCATTAGTGCTGCTAATATGCTTGTGACTGCCGGCACTTACGTTTATGAAATTCAGGCTACTAACACTACGCCTAATCCCGACACCGTGACCACTTACTTGTATGGTCAGTTCACTGTAACCCAAGATATAGCTGCAAACTAATATGGCTTTAGAAATTGACGTAATCCTGCCTGGTCCCGTTAGCGTAAATGTTACGAATAACGGCGTTGAGCAATTGCCCGGCTCCAAGGGGAGCAAGGGCACTAAGGGCTCTTCTGGTGCCGCTTCTGCGAAAGGACAAAAAGGAGCCACTGGTTCCAAAGGACCTCAGGGGAACCAAGGCCCTGAAGGAGACAAGGGCCAAAAAGGTGCCACTGGTGGCGGTGGCGAAGGCGGTCAGAAAGGAGACAAAGGCGATGCTGGAACTGCCGGCGCAAAAGGCGCCACTGGAGCAAAAGGAGCTCAAGGCCCTAAAGGAACCGCAGGAACCAATGGCGACAAAGGAGAAAAAGGTGCCGGAGAAAAAGGCGAAAAAGGTCGTGATGGTGCTACCGGACCTAAGGGAGAGCAGGGCCCTAAGGGCACTGCTGGAACCAACGGAGACAAAGGCCAAAAAGGAGAAGGCGAAAAAGGTGAGAAGGGCCGCGATGGCAGTAAGGGTGCTCAAGGCTCTAAGGGAGCTCAAGGTCCTGCTGGAGACAAAGGAGAGAAGGGTCTTGGAGATAAAGGCGACAAGGGCCGTGACGGCTCTCCCGGACCCAAGGGTGACCAAGGACCAAAAGGTACCGCTGGAACCAATGGTGATAAGGGAAACAAAGGAGAACTTGGAACTAAAGGTGACAAAGGACGAGACGGTTCTCCGGGTCCAAAAGGAGACCAAGGCCCCAAGGGAGCCCAAGGAGACTTTGGCCAAAAAGGAGAAAAAGGAGAAGGTGACAAGGGCGACAAGGGTCGCGACGGCTCTCCAGGTCCAAAAGGCGACCAGGGCCCAAAGGGAACTGCCGGAACCAATGGAGACAAAGGCGATAAAGGTGACCTAGGAACGAAAGGCGACAAGGGTCGTGATGGTTCTACTGGACCCAAGGGCGAGGTAGGTCCAAAAGGTGAGGTCGGCCCCAAAGGAGAAGTAGGACCTAAAGGTGACCAAGGAACAAAAGGCTCACAGGGAAATACTGGCCCTACTGGCGATAAAGGAACTAAAGGAGACTTTGGTGACAAAGGTGAGAAAGGCCGCGACGGTTCAACTGGACCAAAAGGAGACCAGGGCCCCAAGGGTGCCCAAGGTGACTTTGGTCAAAAGGGCGACAAGGGGGACCTTGGAACAAAGGGCGATAAAGGCCGTGACGGAAACAAGGGTGCTCAGGGTCCAAAAGGAGAAGTTGGTCCTAAGGGAGAAGTTGGTCCCAAAGGTGAAGTTGGTCCCAAAGGAGACCAGGGCACCAAGGGCTCTCAAGGAAATACAGGTCCTACTGGAGACAAGGGAACCAAAGGAGACTTCGGAGACAAAGGAGAAAAAGGCCGTGATGGTTCAACCGGCCCTAAGGGCGAAGTTGGACCGAAGGGCGAAGTTGGTCCTAAAGGAGAAGTAGGCTCAAAAGGTAGCACCGGAGCGCAAGGAGCTACGGGTCCTACTGGCCCTACTGGCGATAAAGGAACTAAAGGAGACTTTGGTGATAAGGGCCAAAAGGGCCGTGATGGAGCTACTGGCCCTAAGGGAGAAGTAGGTCCGCAAGGAGACATTGGTCCCAAAGGAAACACTGGAGCTAAAGGAGACATTGGTCCAAAGGGTAACCAGGGGTCTAAAGGAGAAGTTGGACCCAAGGGAAATACTGGAGCCAAAGGAGACCAAGGCCCACAAGGCCTCGAAGGCGAAAAAGGTGAGAAAGGCCGCGACGGACAGCAAGGTCCGAAAGGCGACACTGGTGCTCAGGGCCCAAAGGGAGAGGTTGGCCCCAAGGGTGACCAGGGTTCAAAAGGTTCACAAGGAAACACTGGGCCAACTGGAGATAAGGGCTCTAAAGGCGACTTTGGCGATAAGGGCGAAAAGGGCCGTGATGGAAACAAGGGAGCCCAAGGTCCGAAAGGTGATGTTGGCCCGTTGGGCCCTCAAGGCCCAACTGGGCCCACTGGAGCTAAAGGTGCTCAAGGTGCTCAAGGTGCTCAAGGCCCCACTGGTCCCGCTGGAGACAAGGGAAACAAGGGAGATTTTGGAGACAAGGGTCAGAAAGGTCGTGACGGTGCTACTGGCCCTAAAGGAGAAGTAGGCCCTAAAGGAGACCAAGGACCTCAGGGAACAAAAGGAAATACTGGCGCTCAAGGCCCCACTGGGCCCACTGGACCAAAAGGAGAAGTTGGTCCTGTCGGAGATAAAGGCAGAAAAGGAGAAGATGGCCCTGTTGGACCATCTGGACCTCAAGGAAATAAGGGCGCAACTGGCGCTCAAGGACCTAAGGGTGACCAAGGGCCGAAGGGTGACCTTGGGCCTACTGGACCAACTGGTCCTCAGGGCCCTACTGGTCCTGTTGGTGAAAAAGGACGCAAAGGTGAAGATGGACCACAAGGTCCGCAAGGAAACCAAGGTCCCAAAGGTGATTTAGGCCCTACTGGTCCTACCGGTCCTACCGGGCCTAAGGGAGCTCAAGGGGACCAGGGCCGTAAGGGAGAACCTGGGGCAAAAGGTGAGAAGGGTCAAGATGGCCAAACTGGTCCTCAGGGCTCTAAGGGGGCTACCGGCGCAACTGGACCTCAGGGTCCTACTGGTCCCACTGGGCCAACTGGACCTCAAGGAACTAAGGGTTCTACTGGTGCAACTGGACCTACTGGCCCTACCGGACCCCAAGGTCCTGCTGGACCTGTAGGGGAAAAAGGTCGTAAAGGCGAGGACGGTCCTCAAGGCCCCCAGGGAAACCAGGGTCCAAAAGGCGACCTTGGTCCTACCGGCCCAACTGGCCCTACTGGCCCTCAAGGTTCTAAGGGAGCTACTGGCGCACAAGGCCCAACGGGCCCAACTGGACCACAGGGTCCAAAGGGCGACATTGGACCGACTGGACCAACTGGACCAACTGGACCACAAGGTGCAAAAGGTAACACTGGCGCAACTGGACCTCAGGGTGCCACGGGTCCAACTGGTGCACAAGGGCCCAAGGGTGATACCGGGGCGACTGGTCCTACTGGTCCTACTGGTCCCACCGGTCCAACTGGCCCCAAAGGAGCTCAGGGAGACCAAGGCCGCAAGGGAGAGCCTGGTGCGAAAGGAGAAAAGGGCCAAGATGGTCAAACTGGACCACAGGGACCTAAAGGCCAAAAAGGAACAACTGGAGCTACTGGTCCTCAGGGCGCTACTGGACCTATTGGCCCTACTGGTCCCCAAGGCTCTAAAGGAAATACAGGGGCCACTGGACCTACCGGCCCTACCGGACCACAAGGTCCTGCTGGACCTGTAGGTGAAAAGGGGCGAAAAGGCGATGATGGCCCTCAGGGTCCTCAGGGAAATCAAGGTCCTAAAGGAGAAAAAGGTACTACTGGAGCTCAGGGCGCTACCGGACCTCAAGGTGCCACTGGCCCCACTGGACCTACTGGTCCTACTGGACCTCAGGGCTCAAAAGGTCAGAAAGGCGTTACTGGCGCTACTGGTCCTCAAGGCGCTACTGGACCCACTGGACCGCAAGGAGCTCAGGGTGCCCAGGGAGCAAAGGGTCAAAAGGGAGTTACTGGACCACAAGGTGCTACTGGACCTCAAGGACCTAAAGGTGATACTGGGGCCACTGGTCCTACTGGTCCTGTCGGTCCAACTGGCCCGACTGGTCCTCAGGGGTCTAAAGGTCAAAAGGGCGTTACTGGTGCTCAGGGTCCCACTGGTCCTACTGGTCCTACTGGCCCAACTGGTCCGCTTGGACCACAAGGAGCTCAAGGAAAGAAAGGTGAACCTGGTGAAAAAGGCGAAAAAGGACAGGATGGTCAAACCGGTCCTCAGGGTCCAAAAGGACAAAAAGGAAATACTGGTGCAACTGGACCTCAGGGTGCAACTGGTCCCACCGGCCCAACTGGTCCACAAGGAGCGAAGGGTAACACTGGAGCGCAGGGAGCCACTGGTCCTACTGGCCCTCAAGGTCCAACTGGAGCACAAGGCTCCAAAGGTCAGAAGGGCGTAACTGGAGCACAGGGTCCAACTGGTCCACAAGGTGCTACGGGACCAACTGGACCACAGGGAGCAAAGGGTAATACTGGTGCAACTGGACCCACTGGTCCACAAGGTGCAAAAGGAAACACTGGTGCTACTGGCCCACAAGGTGCTACTGGTCCTACTGGTCCTGTTGGCCCTCAAGGTCCAACTGGAGCGCAGGGCTCAAAGGGTCAAAAAGGTGTAACCGGAGCCCAAGGTCCTACTGGCCCTCAGGGAGCTACTGGTCCTCAGGGTGCTACTGGTCCTGTTGGCCCCACAGGCCCCACGGGCCCACAGGGCGCAAAGGGTCAGAAGGGTGTGACTGGAGCTCAGGGTCCAACTGGACCTCAGGGTGCTACTGGACCTACTGGCCCACAGGGTGCAAAAGGAAACACTGGTGCTCAGGGCGCAACTGGTCCTACTGGGCCAACTGGACCGCAGGGTGCTCAAGGACAGAAAGGCGCAACTGGAGCCCAGGGTGCAACGGGCCCAACTGGACCTACTGGACCTACAGGACCCCAGGGCGCAAAAGGCAACACTGGAGCTCAAGGTCCTGCTGGTCCTACTGGCCCGACTGGCCCTCTTGGACCTCAAGGCCCTACCGGCCCTACTGGTCCTCAGGGTGCAAAGGGTAATACTGGTGCACAAGGTGCTACTGGTCCTACTGGTCCTACTGGCCCATTGGGTCCACAGGGTCCTGCTGGACCAACTGGACCTCAAGGAGCAAAAGGCAATACTGGAGCGCAAGGTCCTACTGGTCCTACTGGACCCACTGGTCCTCAGGGTGCACAGGGCTCCAAGGGAGAAAAAGGAAGAACTGGACCTCTTGGGCCTCAGGGACCTGCTGGCCCCACTGGCCCTACTGGACCCCTTGGGCCACAAGGCCCGGCTGGTCCTACTGGACCTCAAGGTCAAAAGGGTGCAACGGGCGCTACTGGTCCACAGGGTGCTCAAGGACCGGCTGGTCCTACTGGCCCTACTGGTGCAACTGGACCCACTGGTCCTCAGGGCCCCAAGGGACAGAAAGGTTCTCAGGGCGCCAGCGGATTTACTGCATCGGGAAGTGCCTGTGGCGGATGTGGATTCAGCAATACGCCAGACGACTCTGCATACGTAGGTCCGGAAGGATGGGTTCTTATTACAATCAGCGGAACAACATACGCTGTTCCGGCCTGGAAATAAGGAAACTGTACGTGACGAATAAGGGCGCCCAAAAGGCGCCCTATTTGTTTTCTTACATCTAATTCACTACATTTGAGCATCAAATTGAATTGACATGATGCTAAATGCTTTCATTGTAGATGGTTTCTACAGCAATCCTGATGAGGTTCGAGCATTTGCTCTAGCTCAGGACTTCAATGTCACTGGAAACTTTCCTGGCGCTAGGACAAAGAGCTTTTCAAATCAAAGCGCATTTGACGTATTACAATCAATAGTTGGTCCACACGCTGGCAAAATCAATCATTTCCCGTCGGACTACAATGGAGCATACCAAATAACAACAGCGAAAGACCGCTCGTGGATACACGCAGATGTGGGAACGAAGTGGGCTGGTGTAGTCTATCTCACTCCAAACGCACCATTGTCTAGTGGTACTGGATTCTTCAAGCATAAGGCTACTGGGCTTACTTGGTCTGCTGATGGGCAGGGTGATTGGAATGACGATTCGCAAGACATGACAAAGTGGGAGCTTACTGCATCTGTCGGGAATATGTACAATAGATTGATACTATATCGTGGTAAACAGTTTCACTCATCTCTAGACTATTTTGGCAACAGCTTAGAAAACGGAAGGCTGTTCCAAACGTTTTTCTTCTCTACTGAGCAGTGAACATAGTCTTTCACGTAGGGTATTTCTCAAGACCATGGAACGCGAAGACAGGCGCTCCTGGAGGCACTGAGCAGTGTGTAATTAGCCTTTCTGAGGAACTTGCAAAGATTGGCCATGCTGTATACGTATTTGGAGAAGTCAAGCCAATGCATACGGATTACCCTACTGGAAGCGTAACCTATTGCTCATTTGAGAACAAGTCAAATATCCCACATGAGATAGACTTTCTAGTTGGAGTTGGATACCTACACTACTTGAAGCCATTTGATGGCTTCAGCGTAGACAAAAAGCTATTCTGGCTCCATAACGAAGAGCCATACTTCTGGTACAATGGGGTTAGGATGTCAGACGATGACATTGATTACGCCTTCAGTTCAACAGATAGAGTCGTATGCCTAACAAGATGGCATAAGAATGACTTCATTTCCAGATATGGAATAGGAGATGAAAAGATTTCCATAATAGGGAATGGAATCGACGAAAAGAAAATCAAGGGGGTTGGAAAGAAGAAACTGGGTTCTTACGTGTATACATCACACGCAGAGCGTGGTCTTTCTAAAGTGCTTGACGACTTTGAATCTGGAGCAATATCGGGAGAGCTGCATATATGCACTCCCAGATATGGCATTGAATATCTTGAGTCGAGGTTTCTATATAGGATATCTAAAAACCCGAACATCATATACCACGGAGCTCTTCCTCAAGAAGAGCTCTATGGATTGCTTAGCCAAATGCAATACTGGTACTATCCAACTCAGTACAATGAAACCTATTGCATAACAGCTATTGAAATGCTGGCGCATCACGTGACGCCAATAGTTAACCCTATTGCCGGCCTAGCTGATACGCTTAGTGAATTCGCCTACAGTATTGACTGCTGGAAGTGCGTGGATGAATATGTCCGCACGCGACACTGGAGCAATGTGGTTGGTGAATGGGCTGCACTTTTTTATGAAATTCAAAATCAAACAAATATGGAATTCTACGGACTTGATGTAGACAAGGTGGAATTTGTTCCGGCCAAACCAAAGATGGATGTACACGACGTTGAGAAAACGTATATCATCTGCCTGAATCCAACAGATGAAAAAAGGTCAGAGCTGCTGGCTAGGTTTGAACTCTCGGGCATAAAGTCAAAAGAAGTAGTTGTCTTTGAGGCTACAAACGGATATACTAACCGACTCATGCCTCCTGACGTCAAAGTATGGAAGGACTGGAAGATTGACAGCTCAAATAGCTGGTGGAATCGTGACGTGCTTCCTGGAGAAATAGGATGCGCAGTATCGCATTGGCGAATTTGGAATGACGCATATACCAACCGACATAGAAAAATCCTTATCCTTGAAGAAGACTTCAGCGTAATTCGTCCATTTAGCAAGGATGCTATTGTGACGGATGAGGAATGGACTATAATGTATCTGGGGCACAGTTTTGTAAATCCTCCCGTTAGGACGGTCACTGCAAATCTTGTTCAGCCTGGATATACATACACGACACACGCATATATGCTTACGAACGATGGCTGTCGCCTCCTTCTTGAGCAGAATTTCTTGGGTTCAATCATTCCTCTTGATGAGTTCCTGAGTGCCACGTTCTGCGACCATCCAAGAAAAGACCTATCGTGGATTTGGAAGGACAGCAAAGCACTCGCGACAGTTCCAGCTTTCTTTGGACAGAGCAGCACTAAGGAGACATCCACAACAGAAAAACAACCAACACTATTTAGAATGAATCTAAATAACTACAGCTACGAGGAATTCGTAGAGCGATTTGTGACCTACTCAGCAAAAACAAAAGAGTGGGAACTAATTGTAGATGAGCCGATTGCTGATGTATTCACATTCCCATTATTTACCGAAGAATTCTGTAGCTTGCTAATAGAGCAAGCGGAAGAATCTCAGAAGTGGACCAGGAACCGACACTACTTCTATCCCACTTGCGATATGCTAATCAATGAGCTTGGGCTGCAGGAGCACTACCAGCGAATCCTTGAGGAGTTTGTATATCCGGTAGCCATTCAGAAGTGGGCTCTTGAAGGAAAGGAGTGGCCAATTCTTGCCAGTGAGAACTTCATCATCAAGTATGATGAAGCTATCCAGGGGCATTTGGCCCTCCATCATGACAGCGCATCGTTGTCAATGGTGCTAGCCCTAAACGATGAATACGAAGGCGGGGGCACATACTTCTGGCGACAGCAAAAACTTCACAAGGGAAAGACTGGCCATATCTCTATCCATCCATCGGTCATTACTCACCGACATGGCGCTCGCGCTGTAACCAAGGGTAAGCGCTTTGTACTTGTTTCATTCTGTAACAAACCTAAATAATGAACCTAAATCTAATCTTTGAACCCGGAAAGCCTCGCGATATGACGGGGTGGTATTTCTTTGAGGCCGCCTTTTCTCCAGAGGAGGTAGCCAAAATCAAAAAGGAAATTGATAAAGTCAACTTCTCAAAGGCCGGCATCGCCAGTCACGCAACTGGCGAGGCGCTTAGCGTTGTCCGAAGGTCTAATATCAAGTGGTTACCGAAGAATGAATCATTTGGATGGGTATACGACCGCCTTATGAATTACATCAAGGTAGCCAATGAGAATATGTGGGGCTTTGACCTCTACAGTGTTCTTGACTCTATTCAGTACACTCAGTATGATGGTACCGAAAAGGGCTTTTACGATTGGCATCTAGACACTGGGCCAGATGAGCTTTCTTATCGGAAAGTATCGCTAGTAGTCCAGCTATCGGAGGACAAGGGTTACGAGGGCGGAGAACTAGAGATTCGTAGCGGCGCAGGCGTTGGTACAGCATCCAAAACACTTGGCACCGTGACAATTTTCCCATCATATTTGTTACACAGAGTAACGCCCGTAACATCCGGATTACGAGAGTCTCTCGTGCTTTGGGCGGGGGGAGAACACTATCGGTAGTTTGCTATCTTTGCCTTTATGGCAAATGATGCAAACTTTCTCAAGAGGTATGGTCTTTCGGGCTTTAGCAAGCCTAAAAAGACTCCTTCTCATCCAACGAAGAAGGGTATCGTTGCTGTCAAGATAGACGGCCGTCCCAGAATCATACGATTTGGTGACCAGAAAATGGGTCACAACTACAGCCCAGAGGCTCGTAAAGCTTTCAAGACCCGCCATGCTAAGAACATTGCAAAGGGTCCAAGCAGTGCGGCCTACTGGGCTGATAAGTTTTTCTGGGGTGGCCCAAGCGCTGACAAGAAGATGCCTCCAAAGTCTCAAAAATATACCCGTGGAATCTGATGGCAACAGCTACCAAAAAGAACCCAGCATTGTGGAAGCGAATAGTCTCCCAGGTGAAGGCTGGCACCAAGGGTGGGGACGCTGGGGAGTGGAGCGCGAGGAAGGCCCAGTTAGCCGTTTCGTTATACAAGAAAGCCGGAGGCTCCTATGCGGGCCCCAAGCGTTCGACATCTCTGTCAAAGTGGACCCAGCAGAACTGGCGTACAAAAAGTGGTAAGCCTTCTTCTCAAACCGGAGAGCGCTACCTTCCAGAGAAAGCCATAAAGTCCTTGTCTTCAGCTGAGTACGCTGCAACAAGCCGAGCCAAGCGAGAGGGGACAGCTAAAGGAAAGCAATTTGTACCACAGCCGAAATCTGTTGCTAAGAAAGTCAAAAAGTTTCGTTCTTAATCATTTCAATCTCACGCAAAATGTAATGGTCTCATACCTATACATTTGTGGAAACCATTAAAGTAATTTATATGAACTCAGTTGAATCACAAATGGCGGAGGCACTCACTAGTGCAGGATTTACGGTGTCGGATACCCCGCCCGCATCTCTAATGAGTGATGCCCCGCAACAATTTACGGAGCCCGCTCCGGTGCAAACCGAAGCAGCTCCGCAAGCGCAGGAATCGACTCAGCCTGCGGCGGCTCCTGAGCCACAAGCTCAGGGGCAACCGGAAAGTGAGCCGAGTTCTTTGACAGAACCCCCTAGCGGTGAGCAATTCATGCCGTTCCCGGATGAAGTCTTTGGCGAAATGCCTGCTGACGATTACGCGGAGATGAGCGATGAAGAGTTCGCCGATATGTATGCTCAGCTTGACCCTCGGATTCAAGTTATCGCAGACTTCGTTTCCAAGACTGGACGCTCTCCAGAAGATTGGTTTCGCTACCAGGCCCTAGACCCGTCCGAAATGGACGATTTGACCGCGGTACGAATCAACCTAGCTAGTGAGTACCCAAATCTATCTAACGAAGAAGTGAACCTGCTGTTGTCTAGTAAGTACAAACTAGATGATTCGGTTTATGGCGATGACGAGGTTCGCCTCGGAAGTCTGCAGTTAAAGCTCGACGCTACAAAAGCTCGTACGCAAATGGAACAGCTCCGTGAGCAGTTTCAAATGCCTGAGTTTGAAGAACAGAAAACATTTGACTCATTTGAGAATCCGTTCGATGAGAGTTGGATGCGCGGAATGCACCAGTCGCTCGGTGAACTTGGACAGATTTCTTTTGACCTGCCCAACGGAAAAGAGTTCAACTTTGGTGTACCCGAATCTTACCGAAACGAATTGTTTCAAGAGAATGTACAGATGGATAAGTTCTTCGATAAGTACATGGACGACCAGGGAAATTGGGACCACGACCTATGGAATATGCACCGCACGGTGACGGACAATCTTCCGAACATCTTGCAGAGCATCTACCAGCAGGGACTAAGCGATGGACAGCGAGCAATCGTTGAACGCGCTGCCAACGTGGACGCATCTTCTCCAGTCGCACCAGTACAAAACCAAAAAAATGCCTTAGCTGAGCAAATCTTAGATGCGCTCGGACGGCAACAAACCTTAACCTTCAAAATCTAGCATAAATCATGTCTTTAACTAGTGCACCTCCC